CCCCACCACAATACTGTGACCAGCCGACGCAGTAAACGCTAAAGTTGTTGTGTCACTAATAGCCGCGCCCAAAGTACCAACCTGTAACCAGCCCCGCGCCGAATAATCGTTATGGTATCCCCACACACCCGCGAGACTAAGCACTTGTTCCGCGCTTCCGTCTGAACTGGTTGTCCATGATACGGTTGAAATATCTCGTAATGAGATACACCAATAGGGAGGGCGGTTGCCCTTTAGTAAATAGTTTGTGCTGGAAATTGTCAGCGCGTCGCCGTTGGTAAAGGTGGTAACTTCGAGTAAGTCACCGTCTAAAATCAAATCTCTGTCAGATGGAATGTCATATAAACGAGTCTCTACACTCGGGAAGTATTGACGCTTCGTTTCCCTGTCCAGATAACGCGAGGCTTGAGTCAAGAGACTAGTAATAACCGCGTCGTCCGTTGCGTCGGTGGATGCGGTCTGTCCTCTTGCTGTTGCGTAGGCCTTGTAATCTGTAAGGGTAGCGTATTTGTTCGTCATTTTTTACCGCCGTTCGCCTGTACCATCGCGTCATATTTCATCAGGTATGCTAAGTTTTCCTTGTACATTCCGAGTGCCGCGCCTGTGTCATAAGCCGCTTTACCCATCTTTTCAATCAAGACCATCATTTGACTTGCGGCCTGTTGGGAGTTTGTTTGCTTCCAGATATTCCAGACGTATTCGACCATGCCGCCGTAATGCCAAGTCAAAGGCTTTTTTTCTTCGCCGTTCTTTTGTCCGTATGGTTGTCGGCATTGACGCGGGTGGTACTGTGACTCTTAATGCGGCTTGGGCCGAACTCGACCCACGCTTCCCGCAGACGACTCACTTGTCCGCTACTTAGTTTGATTAGTGGGGCGGGTGTAAAAGCCCGCCCCAGAAAGCGCGTGAATTGAAGAAACTCGCAATTGTAGGAAGCGGTAAGAACACAAGAGACATAGCCCCATTCGATGACCAATCATTTGATATTTGGGTATTCAACGAGGCGGCAAACAGTGAATGGTGCAAGCGTTGGACAGCCTGCTTTCAAATGCACGAACCAGAGATATACAAGGGTCATAACACCAAAGACCCAAAACACTGGCAATGGTTGCAACGTGAACACGGCAGGCCGATCTACATGCAGGAAGCTGACCCGCTCGTACCGAATTCGGTACGCTACCCACTAGAGCAGGCGCAAGAACTGGCAGGCGTCAGGATGTTTAGCACAACGTTTGCATATATGGCGGCGTTGGCAATCCTGCAAGGGTACGAGGTTATCAAGATTTACGGCGTTGAACTTTCCGCGAGTGAGTACGAGTATCAGGCGAACGGTTATCTTTTCTGGTTCGGATTCTTGCGCGGGCGGCTGGGTAATAACGTAGACTCTGCCGTTTTGTACCTTGATAAGAATATATTTGACGTTCCGCTTTATGGGTATGAAGGCGCGTTTTCTTTTGGAAGCCAATACTTTAGCGATAGAGTGTGTGTTTTAGATGGTGATTGGGTATCTTCCGAAAAGAATTTGACGAACGTAAAAAAAGCAATTGAAAGAGCGATAGAGAAAGCTGACCACGAAAAGACGCAAAGTCTTGTACTGCAATACCAGACCGCCGCCATGACCTGCGGAGAATACGCGGGAGCATTGGCAGAGGCTGAAAGATACCAAACGTTTGGAAACCGCTACGCGGACAGGGGGGGCTTTGAGTTTGCCGCCGCCACAGCGCAAAAGAACGGCGAAGAAAAAAAGCCTTTGACATGGCATTACGGCGGCATGATCGAATACGTCTGGAATATCTGGAAGCAAACAAACTCACAACAGGCCGCAAGTCAAATGATGGTCTTGATTGAAAAGATGGGTAAAGCGGCTTACGACACAGGCGCGGCACTCGGAATGTACAAGGAAAACTTAGCATACCTGATGAAATACGACGCGATGGTACAGGCGAACGGCGGTAAAAAATGACGAATAAATACGCTACCCTTACAGATTACAAGGCTTATGCAACAGCAAGAGGACATACCGCGTCCACCGAAGCAACTGACGACGCGGTTGTTACTAATCTCTTGACTCAGGCCTCTCGTTATCTGGACAGGGAAACGAAGCGTCAATACTTCCCGAGTGTAGAGACTCGTTTATATGATATTCCATCTGACAGAGATTTGATTTTAGACGGTGACTTACTCGAAGTCACCACCTTTACCAACGGCGATGCGCTGACAATTTCAAGTACAAATTATTTACTAAAGGGCAACCGCCCCCCCTATTGGTGTATCTCACTACGAGATATTTCAACCGTGTCGTGGACAACTAGCTCAGACGGAAGCGCAGAACAAGTGCTTAGTCTCGCGGGTGTGTGGGGATACCATAACGATTATTCGGCGCGGGGATGGTTACAGGTTGGGACTTTGGGCGCGGCCATTACAGACACGACAACTTTAGCGTTTACCGCGTCAGCTGGTCATAGTATTGTTGTTGGGCAAATTTTGAAAGTTGAATCAGAACTTTACAATGTTTCAACGGTATCAACGAACACAATCACCCCTGTAAAACGTGGTGATAATGGAAGCACAGCAGCCACGCACTCAAACGGTACGGCGGTCTACGCTTGGCAACCGATGGAAGAAGTAAAGCAGTACACATTAGAAATAGCAAACACTGCTTACATGCGGAGATTTGGAAAGAACACAGGCGAATCCGCGACCGTTACAGGCGCGGGTGTGGTGCTTTCCCCGCGTGATATTCCCGCCCTCGCTCAGTCATTTATAAACGATATGAGGCGCAGAGTATGGCGATAACCTCCACAATATCCACTGTTGCGGACAGTATATCTAATCTGTCAGTCTCAGGCGTGACGATCAAAGACATCGATCAGATACCAGAATCGGCGGCTATGTTATGCCCGCTTCTTATTCCACAACCTGATAACTTTGTGACTGATTTGTCTGTGAGTTTTGAGACATTCGGAACCAATGGAAGCGCAAAGATAAACACGAATTACACGCTGAATTATGTGTTCCTGTTTTGCGAGGTTGGCGGGGGTCTTGGTGCGTTTGCCGCCTTTAGTGGACTGGTGGCGAAGTTGTCCGCGCTTCTTGTGGCGATAAACTCCAACGATGCTATTACGGGCGCGGTCGATGTGAAGATAAACAGCATTGGGAATATCGGAGTGATTACAGACCCCGCAGGTAATGAATTCTGGGGTCTCATGTTTAGTTTGCGAGTACTGGAGTACAGTCAATGAGATTACATCCTAAATATCAACGTGGTTATTTTGACGGGGTTGACCTTTCGGGCTTCTCTCGGTCAATTGGTGCGCTTGATTGGAGTTTTGACCAAGAGTTGGACGCCGCTTGGTCGGACGGAGTCAAGAACTCAATCAACGGAAAAGGCAACATTTCAGCGGGTACTTATTCCGCCTTTCTTGATACGACCGCAAGCGGAGCGCACGCCCTATTAAAAGACGTAGACACTCGTAATGTAATGATTGCATATGGTGCAAACGCCGAACCCGCACAAGGCGATTTGGTATGGGCGTGGAAGTTTGAACAGACTAATTATTCTGTTGAAGATGGCGGCGGCTTTACGGTTGTGTCAGTCCCTCTTGGCAATGCGTCATTCGCTTCAACCCTTACATACTGCAAGCCGTGGGGAAGATTGTTACACGCGAAGGGACTTGAGGAAGATGTAAACTCATCTACTGGCATTGATGACATTGGCGCGGCTTCTGCACTTGGTGGGATATTTGTTTATCATCTGTTTTCCAGTGACGGGACAGTAACACTAAAAGTACAAGACGCGGCAACTAATGCCGACGGGTCTTTTGCTGACCTGTCAGGGGCGACTAGTGGAAGCGTTGACGCAACAAGCACGCCCCAGCATGGAATGATTGCAATTGGTACTACGGCCACAGTCAGACGATATTTACGCTGGCAATTGGCTTTTGGAACTGCGACGGGCGCGACGTTCGCCTGTGCGTTTATTAGAGCATAAAAAGGAGCAATATAAATGACAGCTAACACGGGAAGAACCCATACTAAGTACACCCAATTCTGGCTTGATAATTCAAGCGGAACACTTACCAATCTTTCAGCCTATGCAAACAGTGTAGGCGCAGTCGGTCTTGATTATGAAGTTGTGGACGTGACCG